ATGGGCGCGGAGCAGGACGCCGTCCGTCTCTCGCTTGAAGAATGGGCCAACCGGGTCCTCGCACCAATAGGTCTCTCCCCGGCTGCCCACCACAAATTCCTCATCGCCGAACTTGAGGCAATCAGCCGGGGAGACGCGGACCGTCTCATGGTGTTGATGCCGCCAGGTTCCGCGAAATCGACGTATGCCTCTGTACTGTTTCCGGCCTGGTGGTTTGCCCGTCATCCGGCAAGCAGCGTCATTGCCGCGTCACACACCGCGGACTTGGCCAGCTATTTCGGCCGACAGGTTCGTAATTTGATTGCGGAATACTCGACTGATCTCGGCTACGGGTTGGCCAACGACAACCGCTCTGCCGCGCGATGGCAGACCACGCGGCGCGGTACATACTTCGCGGCGGGCGTGCGCGGACCGATCACCGGCCGCCGCGCCGATCTCGTGATCATTGACGACCCGGTCAAGTCCAACGCGGAGGCCGACAGCGCGACGTTCCGCGATAACGTTTGGAACTGGTATCGTGCTGACCTTGTCACCCGGCTGAAGCCCGGCGGCCGGGTCGTACTGATCATGACGCGTTGGCACGAAGATGACCTCGGCGGGAGATTGCTGGCGCAAAACGAAGGCGAATGGCGCCTGGTCCGCTTCCCTGCATTGGCTGAGGCGAACGACCCGCTGGGGCGCGGGATTGGGGATCCGCTCTGGCCCGAATGGGAAGACGCCGCGGCGCTGGCTCGGAAACGCGAAATGGTGGGTGATCGCGTTTGGTCCTCCCTGTTCCAGCAAAGTCCACGGCCCTCCGGGGGCGGCCTTTTCCGCGTCAAGGATATTGCAATACTTGAAGAGGTGCCCGCCAACACAGAAAGGATCGTGCGTGCCTGGGATTTGGCCGCCACCGCGCAGTATGGCGGCAATGACCCCGACTGGACGGTCGGGCTAAAATTACAGCGAGACGCATTCGGCCGCTTCGCCGTACTCGACATCGTTCGTCTCCGGGGAAGTCCCGGTATGATTGACGATGCGATTGTCCGGACAGCTGCGTTGGACGGACGGAACGTCACGATCGGCTTACCCGAGGATCCGGGCGCCGGCGGCAAATACATGGTATCACATATAACATCCCGGCTCGCCGGCTATCGCGTCGCGAGCTCTCGAGAGGCCGGCAACAAGATCTCGCGGGCGGGGCCGGTCGCTGCGCAAGCCGAAGCCGGAAACCTCGGGATTTGTCACGCAAGCTGGAATCGATGTTTCCTCGAAGAGCTCGGCGGCTTCCCCTATGCCAAGAAGGACGACCAGGTTGACGCGCTTTCCCGCGCGTTCGCCATGTTGATCGATGTGACTGCTCCCGCCCGTCGTCTTGCGGTTCCGTTGCTATCCCGCTGAGGGAAGGCGCTTAAGGCTGGTCAAAGTCGCGCCTCCAATATCAATCCGGAGCTCGCATGTTCGAGACCATCTGCGACCTCATTCCTCGAGATGGGGATTACTCGGCGCGCGCGCGCACCCTCGACATCCTGCGACGCGTGCTCGACGGGACGTTCTACGACGCGCTTCCATTCCAGTTCCACGAAGAACGCAGCGCTGGTGGTGAGTATATCCCGCTGCGTTCACGACGGCCCTCGGTCCGCTACGCGCTATGCCGCGTCGTTGTCGAAGACAGCATCGCGCTGCTCTTCAGCGAGGGCCACTTCCCAACGATCGACGCATCCGACCGTTCAACCCGGACTGTACTTGCGGACATCATCAAGGAGACGCGGCTCAATCACGTAATGACCGAGGCCGCTATACGCGGCTCCGTCGGTTCCATCGCCATCCTGATGCGCGTTCTCCGCGGCCGACTCTTTTTCGACATCCTGGACACGATCCATCTCTCTCCCGTCTGGGACCTGGAGGAGCCTGACACCCTGCAAAGCGTCGTGGAAAAATACAAGGTCGGGGGTCGGCTCCTTGCATCAAACGGGTATCCCGATGTCGATCCCGCGATCGAGTACTGGTTCATGCGTCGCTGGGACCTCCAGGCAGAGACCTGGTTCCAGCCCTGGCCCGTCGGAACCGAAGCCGATCCGCAGATTGATCTGGTCCGCACGATAAATCACGGTTTGAGCTTCGTGCCGCTCGTTTGGATACGTAACCTCCCTGGCCTGTCCGCGACCGGGGATCGCAATGACGGTGCTTGCACGTTTCGCGCCGGCATAGAAACACAGATCGAGATCGACTACCAGCTCAGCCAGGCTGGACGCGGTCTCAAGTATAGCTCGGATCCCACGCTCCTGATTAAAGAGCCGGCAACGACGGACAGCTAGATCGTCAAAGGGGCCGGGAACGCGCTTGTCGTCAGCGAGAAGGGCGACGCGAAACTGCTCGAAATTGGCGGTACTGCATCGGCGGCGGTAATCGAGTACGTCCGGACTTTACGCGAATTCGCCATGGAGAGCGTCCATGGCAATCGGGCAAACGCTGACCGACTTACCGCGGCGCAATCCGGGCGAGCGCTCGAACTCATGAACCAGGGCCTTATTTGGCTCGCTGACAATTTGCGCGTGAGCTATGGCGAGGGCGCGTTGCTTGCGCTTGCAAAGATGATCCTTCGCGCATCCCAAGTCTACCGACTTCGTGTCTGCGGTCAGGAGATCCCGCCTCTCGACCCGACTACGCGATTGAGCCTCATTTGGCCGCGGTGGTACGCCCCGAGCGCGGACGATCGCCAGAAGGATGCGCAGACTCTGGCAACACTCGCAGCATCCGGTCAGATCTCGCGCGAGACGGCGGTGAAGAGCATCGCCGATACCTACGACATCGAGGACATCTCAGCCGAACTCAATCGTATCGGCACCGACCGCAGGAACAGGAAATCGTGACAACAACCGGATGCGACCTCCAATGACCCGCTCGCCGAGTTGCGCGCGCGCGCTGACGCGCTTGAACAGCTGCTCGGAGATGTTCGCAAGCAGGCCGACTCGCGCCTTCTGCAAGCTGAGCTGAAAGCTGAAGCCATTCGCGCGGGGATGATCGATCTAGACGGCTTGAAGCTGCTCGACCAGTCCGCGTTCAAGCTCTCGCCGGGCGGCGATGTCGAGGGCATCGGCCCGATTATGACGAAGCTCAGGCGCGACAAGCCCTGGCTGTTTGTCGGCTCCTCGTCCTCGAGCCCGGTAATCCCGCCGCCCGCGCAGCCGCCGCGTCAGAAGCGCGCGACGGAGATGACCGACGCCGAATACCGTGCCGCTCGCGCGGAACTCCTGAAACGCCGCTACTAGAAACCGAAAGCAAGCCGAATGGGTATCCAGAACTTTCCTGCTTCCCTGCAGCCGATCATTCAACAGGGCTTCCTCGAACGCGAGTTCCAGCAGGCGCTGTCCTCGCGTCTCGGCTACCGCGCATGCGCGGACCGCGAGGATATCGCGGTCGGCATCGGCGAGACGTTGACCAAGACGCGGGCCGGCCTCAAACCGTCCGTCACCACGCCCGTCGCAGCAGCCACCAACACCAATTTGGACAATGGCCTCACGCCGACCACGTGGGGCGTCGAACAGTATACGTTGTCGATCAACCACTACGCGGCCACCACCGACCTCAACATGGTCACCAGCCGCGTCGGGATTGCCTCGCAGTTCCTGCAGAACGCCTACGTGAACGGCGAGCAAGCCGCCCGGAGCCTCGACGAACTGGCCAGAAACGCGCTGTTCAACTCCTATTTCGGCGGCAACACGCGTGTGCGCACCACACTCGGCGCTGCCGGCCCGACCGTCGCCGTCGATGATGTGCGCGGCTTCCAACCAGCTACGTAAACGGAGTTCCGACGGCGGTCGCGGCCGCGGCGCCGCTCACCGTAACCATGGGAGCGAACGCCTACACGCTGATCGGCGTCACCGTCGACGCGATCAACGCCTCAAGCGCCGGCCTGGTCGGCGGTCTCTCCGGCGTGTTGACGTTTTCGTCCAGCGTGTCGGTGTCTGACGGCACCGCCGGAAATTCCGTAACCGCGGCAAATGCCGCGGTGGTTGTCCGACCGTCGCAGCACGGCAACACCAGTCAGCTCCTCGCCGGCGATCAGCTGACGATGTCCTGCCTGCTGGACGCCGTTGCCAAGTTGCGTCTCAACGCGGTCCCGGAGATTGACGGCGTTTACAATTGCTACCTGGATCCGGTGTCCGCCCGGCAGCTGTTCGCCGACAACGACTTCCGGCAGCTGTTCCAGGGGGCAACGTCCGCAAACCAGGTCTTCCGGGCGGGTATGATCAACCAGTTCCTGGGGCTTAGGTTCATCCCCACCACGGAGGCCTACGTCCAGTCTCACCCGGTGCTCCCCAATGTCCTCGTGCGCCGGCCCATCGTGTGTGGCCAAGGTGCCCTGATCAAAGGGGATTTCGCCGGCATGGCTGCCGACGACGTTGCTCCGAACGACTCGATTGTTACCGTTGTCGACGGCGTCGCCATGGTTACCCGCGAGCCGATCGATCGCCTGCAGCAGATCATCGCGCAGTCTTGGTACTGGATCGGCGGCTTCGCTACTCCGTCCGACACGACCACAAACCCGACCACCATACCGACGGCCACGAACGCCGCGTTCAAGCGCGCGGTGATGATCGAGCACGTCGGCTGATCCGACAAGGGCGGAACGGCCGGGCACCCCGGAGTTCCGTCGTGTTGTTTCCGGCGGCGCGTTGCCGATGCCGAAATCGGCTGCTCAAGATCTTACTCATGCAAGGGAACGAGAAGTAGATGCCGTTCACCGATGAGGAGAAGACCGACATTCGCCGTTTCTGCGGCTATCCGGCCTACGGAGCTGGCGCCGCCGGCTTCCAATCATGGCGGTTTTATCAGGCGTACGGAACGCTCGAGTTCAGGATGAACAACCTGTCCGCGGCCGAGCTCACGGTCGCTCGCCGCCAACTCGCGTCGCTGAGCGTTCACGAACAAGGCCTCTTCGACGCTGCGGCGGCAATCGACACGAACGGGGCTGCGACGTGGGAGCGCAACCAAAATGAGCCGTGGGACCGTCAACGCCTGTTTGACGACCTGCGACGCCGGCTTGCGGCTTTTTCGGCATTCCTCCGGGGCCGGCGCTGAGCGACTCCGGCATTTCGTTGATCGTATGATGGACTCGCCCACGCTACAGGACCGGATTAGCCGCGGCCTTGGAATCGCTGCGCGGCGTATCGGCACTCCGACGGATGCATTTCGCCCGCGTGGAACAACCGACCCACTTGCCAAGACCAATCGCTATCTTCGATTGGCGGCGGCGTTTTCCGCTCCGGACGGTCGCTTTGGTCGACCGAATTCGTACGGGGCTCCGCTTTGGCACGGCGTCTTCGACGCTGCCTACACGCGCCCGGGAGACTACTTGGTCCAACCCGGCGGTACGTGGTTCATAGCTGCTCAGCAAGCCCTGCTCCCAGTACTATGCGTGCGCGCCGAGCGCATCGTCTCGTTCGGTCGCCCTGCAGCGGCAGCGCGTATCGGGATAGGCGCCTACGGGGGAGTCTCGAGGCAGGCAATCACGCCGCTGCTCACGAGTTGGCCGGCTAGCGTATTGACTGCCTCGTCAGGCGCCCGATCGACCGCCGACCTGCCGGCTGACAGCGAGGCGTCAATCTGGACGGTGCTGCTCCCGGCAGTCGAAGACGTCGTGCTGCGCTCTTCGGACCTGATGAGCGACGATCTCGGACGTTTCGGCATAGTCTCGGCGGCAGAGCTTACGGAGCTCGGCTGGCGCCTTCAGGTCAAGCAGGCAACCACCTGATGGCGGACCAGTCGGATGTGGAGATTGCGCTGGTCGCTCTTGCCGCGGCGGCACTCTATCCCGAGGGCACTGATGCACAAAGCGCTTGTGGCCAGCCGTGCCGGGTCTATCGCGGCTGGCCAAACCCGCCGGGCCTCGATGCCGATCTCGCACTTGGGCTGACCCAAGTCACCGTCGCGCCGGTAGAAGGGACAATACGTAACACGACCCGCTATCCGGATACTTGGGCGTCCGAGCTTCCGCCCACCTCGCTTTCGGTGTCGACTGCCGGGAACGTCGTGACATTCGGCGGTTCTGCGGATCACGGGCAGCTCGCCGGTCTAGCTGTGGACGGGAAGGTATTCGTCTACCGAACTCAGCCCAATGACACGCCCGGGCTGGTTGCCGCAAACCTTGCGGCGCAGGCCCGAGCCGAGTTTCTCGCTCTACTCTCAGGCACGACAATCACCTTGCCGAGTGCCGCGGAAATCACTGCACGCGTCGCCGCGGATGGGACGGCGCGTGTCGAGGTTCGACGCCAGATGCAAAGGTTCCGGCTTGCCGTGTGGTGCAACGATCCCGCAGTCCGCGACGTTGCCGCAGCAGCAGTGGATCTGGCACTGACACCGGTCCGGTTTACCACACTTGCGGACGGCTCCCAGGCCCGTTTGGTTTTCGCGGGAAGCACCACGCTGGACCGCTCCGAGAACGCATCGCTCTACCGCCGCGACCTGCTGTACGAGGTAGAATACGCAACCACCGTTCTTGCCGTGCAGCCATCGATGCTGTTCGGGACCGGAATGGTCAACGGCACTTCCATAATCGGCTGAACTCGGGAGCAAATATGGACATCCATCTTGTCGTGGTGAAGCCGTTTGCCGGCTTCACGCGCGGCGACGTCGTCGCCGACGCGGTTCGCATCGAGGAGATCCTCAAAGGCGAGCACGCCCCGTCCGTCGTGCGTGTCGTCGCGCCGGTGGTGAAGGAGAGCTGACGTGTCAATCGTCCAGCAGGGAAACATCAACACCACCGCACTCGTCGTCCCCGACCTCTACGTCCAGATCGTTCCGCCCCAGAACCCGTCTTGAACGGAGTGCCGACCAACGTCATCGGCACGGTAGGCACTGCCGCCTGGGGTCCGGTCGGGCAGCCCGTCATCGCCGGCACGATGGCGGATTACGCGCGCATCTTCGGCCCGATCGTCGGCCGCCGCTTTGACATGGGCACGCAGGTCGCGACAGCGGTTCAACAGGGCGCGCAGTCCTTCCGCTGCGTTCGCGTCACCGACGGAACCGACACGGCGGCACAGGTCCAGCTTGCCGGGAGCCCGTTCACGTTCACCGCGCTCTACACGGGCAGCATCGGGAATCAGGTGGCGCTTACCCTCGCGCCGGGGAGTGCCGCGAATACGTGGCGTTTGACCGTCGTATTGCCCGGCATTGCGCCGGAGGTGTTCGACAACATCGGAGGGGTAGGAGCAGCCTTCTGGGCGGCCCTCGCAGCCGCGGTAAACACGGGCACCGGGCGGCAACGCGGCCCGTCGCAGCTGATCATCGCGAACTCCGGCGGGGCGACCGGCACACCGGGGCCATTCTCGACAATCCTAGGCGCTGGCACGCCCGGCTCAGATGGCGCGGCAGCCGTTTCCTCGGCAACTCTCGTCGGCTCCGATCTGTCCCCGCGCACCGGAATGTATGCGCTGCGGGGTCAAGGTTGCGGTCTCGGTGTGCTTGCCGACAGTGACGACTCCTCCCAGTGGACGACGCAGGCCAGTTTCGGCCTGTCCGAAGGCGTCTACATGATCCTCACCGGTCCTGCCGGCGACACGGTGAACGCCGCAACGGCGATCAAGCGCGCAGTCGGACTCGACAGCTACGCGGCCAAGCTCATGTTCGGGGACTGGCTGTGGTGGACTGATCAAGTAAACGGCACGGTACGGTTGGTTTCTCCGCAGGGGTTCGTCGCCGGGCGCCTGTCAAATCTCTCACCGGAGCAATCCAGCCTCAACAAGCCGCTCTATGGTGTCATTGGCAGCCAAAAGTCCGGGGTTCCCGGCTCGGGTCAGAGCACCTCGTATTCAGCGGCGGAACTTTCGGCTCTACTCGGCGCGGGTATCGACCTGATCTCCAACCCACAGCCTGCCGGTAATTTCTGGGGTGTTCGCGGCGGTCACAACTCTTCGTCAAATCAGGCGACGAACGGGGACAACTACACGCGTCTGACCAACTATGTCGCCGCGACGCTCGCGTCCGGCATGGGGCAGTACGTGGGCCAGGTCATCAACGCCGACCTGTTTCGCCGCATCAGGGCGACCCAGCTCAGCTTTCTGCAGAACATGTTGAGCCAAGGGCTGCTCGGCAGCATCGACGGTACGCTTCCATTCAGTGTCGTGTGCGACAGCAGCAATAATCCGAACAGCCGCACCAGCACGGGTTACGTCCAATCGGACGCGCAGGTACGGTATCAGGCGATCAACGAGAAATTCATCGTCAACATGGAGGGTGGCCAGACCGTGCAGGTGAGCCGCCAGACCCTGCCGACCGGCCAGGCGGCTTAAGGAGCGGACATGGCAACCACCACTTTCTCCGTCGGTCGCGACTGCCAGCTTGTCGTCATGGGTCCCGCCGGCCGCGTCGACCTCACCCACGTAACGGGATTTGAAAGCCGGCAGCTCACGCACCCTATCCGCGTCGACCGGCTCGATGGGACACAGATGGCCGCCGAGCTTCCGAAAGGCTGGGAGGGCAGTTTCGAAATCGAGCGCGGCACGTCGGCGGTGGACGATTTCATCGCCGCCGCCGAGAACCAGTTCTTCACCAACGGCCGAATCCCGCCCGGCACGCTGTATCAGTATGTGACCGAGACGGACGGCAGCGTGTCCACCTATCAGTATGACAACGCGGTGTTCAAGCTTGCGAGTGCCGGGGCTTGGAAGGGCGATGCCAGCGTGAAGCAGAAGCTTGAGTTCTTTGCCATTCGTCGCAAGCGTATCTGATGACGCCATCTGAAACCATCGCTTTCCATTCCGTCGCGGTGCAAGTCGTGACGGACGAGCAAGGCAGACGTCTGGCGCTGCGGCGCATGACCGTCCTGGACAGGCTCCGTCTGTTCAAGGCTGCGGGACCGTTATTGTCTCAAAACGCTCCTTGGCTCGGGATTGCTCTTCTCGCTTGCTCGGTTACCGCGATCGACGACATTCCCGTCCCGATGCCGGCCAACGAACAGCAGGTCGAGGCGCTCGTCACGCGTCTCGGCGATGAGGGCATCACCGCGGCCGCGACGGCGCTGTCGACTGTGTCCGAACCGGAACTCGAGAACGTGAGGCAAGACGCGGGAAACTGAGTAGGCACCCCGATCTGATCGATTGCCTGTTCCTGGTCCGGAACGGGGTGCCGTTCGACGTCGCCTTCAGCCTACCGTCCGACGAGCGACTCGCTTGGATCGTCATCTTGGGCACGCTCGACGGACGCACGTTCGACTGGGACAGGCTTTGCTGGGAGGACACGCCGTGATCCGTATCGACGGGCTGCGGAAGCTGCTGAATTCGTTGGATCGCGTCGATCTTGCCCCGGTACAACGTGATGCACTTGCCGAGGCGGCGCAGCAACTCGGCACGTCGGTGCGGGAGTCCCTCTCGCACCCGCCTGGATCCGATCACGCCACGCCGTGGCTCCGAATGGGCTTGCTTCGGGACAGTATTGCGACCGAAGTCACAGCCGAAGAGGCGGTCGTCGGGTCCAACAGTCCTGTTGCGGTCTATCAGGAACACGGAACAAGCGCCGTCCCGCCCCGCCCATTCCTGGCACCGGCGGGCGCTGCAGGTGCGGAGACTGCGGCCGACCAGGTTGGCCGCGTGCTTGCTGAAGCGGTGCGGGACTTGTTGCGATGATCGACGCCTATGAGATCGGCATCCGGCTCGCGCTCGACAACGGCGTCTCGGAGGGACTCTCCGTAATCCGGCGCGATCTGCTAGCGCTGGATGCGGCGATCGCCCACTCGGCGACCGGTTTAATGGCCCTTCAGCAAATCGCCGCCGGCGTGCTTACACCCGGGTTACCCGCCGCGCGCCCGCCTACGCCGCAGCCGGCACGACCGCCCGCCCCGAACGTCCCCCCGTTAGAGCCGGTGCTGCAGCCCGCGCCAGCAAAGATCGAGCCGTCGATGACGCCCGTCCGGGCCGTATCCGATGTCGTCCCGGTGCGACTTGAGCCATCCATCCGGCGTCCCGTGTCTCCTAAGCCGGCGCAGTCCGAGATTTCCGCAGTTCCGGCAGCGCGCTCCATGCCCGGCACCCAGCCAATCGAGCCTGCGCCCTCCCGGCCCGTCGCTCCGCGTGTCGAGCTTACGTTATCGCCTGCGTCGGCCCCGACCGTGCAACCTGCGACCGTCGTTCCGGCGGCCCCGCCAAAGGCGGCGACGGTCGCGCCCGCACCGACACGCCCGATGACCAGTTCGGCCGACTCGGTCTCCCGATCGCCGCCCACTTCACCCCCGAGCAAGCCCTCTACCCCGTCTCTTCCGTCTGCGACGAGTACAACACGCGCGGTCGCGCCCCCTCCGTCTCCGGCTGCCACTCGATTGGCGAGAGCGAATGAAACCATCCCGACCGCACGATTGCCGCTCGCCGCGCCGTTTCCAGTCATTCCGCGGGAAATGAACGCATCGCTTAGCCCGCCTGCTCCGACATCTCTGCTACCGACCGTGAAACCTTCTGCGCCGAAGCCTGTGGACCCGCCGACGCCTCCGATCGTACGCTCGTCCGCGCATCCTCCTGTCGTCGCGAGGGCTCCCCGGCAAGCCCCGCCTCCGGGCGCGCCGGCCCGCCAGACAGAGCAAGACCGCGTCTCGACTCCGCAACGGGAAACCACGGCATCCCGGGACGGCGGAGACATCTACCTGGAGGGCGCGGTGATCGGCCGCTGGCTCGCCGACAGCCTAGCCCGCGCGGCAAGCCGTCCCTCCTCAGGCAGCACTGGTTTTGATCCTCGCCTTTCCCCCGTTTGGCCCGGACCGTCGATCGGCGGCTGACCGGCCCCGGCGCGCCGCATGAACTGGCTCCGAGTGCCCTTCGTATTTCACTGGTCGGGCGAGCCGAAGCCCGACTTGTCCGATTTCATCGAGCCGGTGCGGGTGCCTTTCCGGTTCATACCTAACCCGCCCGAGCGCGACGGAACAGCGAGCGAGCGATACGAGTTCAGCCACGAACTATACACGCCCGATTCCTCGATCAGACGATCGTCTACGTCTTGCGCGAGGGAACCTCATCCGAGGACATTCTCGGAGCCTATCGAAGCGCCATCAGCTACATGATGCTTGGGGTGATGCTCGATCGCCCCGCAATCGACCTGTCGCGAAATCCTACTCCTGATCAGTCTTGGTCCACCGGTCTCGTCGATTGCACGGCAGAGCTGCTGATCGGCGCTTACGACAATGATGGTGTCCTGATCTGGCGTCCTGATGCCGACCGAGACAACACGGACTGATCGTCGGTCTCGGCGCCATTTCGGCCGCTCCGGAGCATTCTATGTCTGGCATTGCGCTCATCCTCGGCCCTGTCGTCTTTCAGGATTTCGAGGCGACGGCTGGCATCCGCTTCGGTGGCGAACAGAGAATGGTCGTCCACAAGCTGCCGGGTGGAACCCGCATCATCGACTCGCTTGGCCGCGACGACGCCGAGATCACGCTGAGCGGCACGTTTTCCGGCCCGGACGGAACCCTTCGCGCGCGACTGCTCGACGAACTCCGCGCGGAGGGTAGTGTATTGCCGCTCACCTGGGACGTCTTCTTCTACAGCGTGGTCATTCGAGATTTTCAGGCAGATTATCGCAACAGCTACTGGATTCCCTACCGACTCGCCTGCACGGTGCTGCGCGACGAGGCCGCGGCTCTCATCGAGGCCGGGCTTTCTCTCGTCGGCTCGGTCGTCTCAGACGTGGCGGCAGCGGCCGGTCAGTTACTGTCGGGTAATGATTTCAGCGCTGCCCAGGCAGCGGTCGCGGCTCCTGGAGCCACGACGCTGGGAACGGCCCCCTACAACCAGGCGTTCGGCGCGCTCACCGCGGCGCAGTCCAGCACAAGCGCCAGTCTCTCGAACGTCGGCAACTCACTGGACACCGCTTCGGTGACCCTCCGTACAACCACCGACCCTGTCTCCGGCGCGAATGCGCTCATGACCGCTACGAGTGTTGCGGGCCAGCTTGGCGCGCTTGCTGTCGCAAGGGGCTATGCCGGACGCGCAGCCCTCAACCTTGCCAATGCGAGCACCTGACCGATGCGCACACTCTTGGTTGCCGGAGGGAATCTTTTCCAGATTGCTGCCCAGCAACTTGGCGACGCAACGCAATGGATACGCATTGCACAGCTCAATCAACTATCCGATCCCATGTTAACCGGTGTCGTCACGCTGACGATCCCGGATATCGAACCCACCGCCGGAGGCGGCATTGCTGCCCAATAGTATTCGGTACCCGAGGGTCGTCGTGCTCGCGAACGGCAATCCCGTCGCCGGGGTTGTCGAAGCACAGGTGCGCGCCAACAATCATCACGCCGCTGACCGCTTCATCGTGACGATCGCTTTATCTGCAGATCCGACGGCGTTGAATTCGTGGGCCGCCACGCAGGACATAGCTATCGACATCCAAATGAGCCTGGACGGGACGACTTTTGCAAGCTTGATCCAGGGCACGGTCGATTTCATCGAAATCGATCCGATAGAAGGATTGCTGCGGGCCGACGGACGAGACCTTACCGCAACGCTGATTGAGACGCGCACACAACAGACTTTTGCAAACCGAACATCCAGCGAGATTGCTGCCATTTTTGCAAGCGAGCATAACCTTGCTTCTGCAATAACCCCGACGACCACGCCTGTCGGTCGCTATTACCAGAATGAACATGATCGCATTACGCTTGATCAGTTCAGCCGCGCGACAACCGAGTGGGATCTTCTCGCATTCCTCGCCCAGCAGGAAGGTTTTGACGTGTTCGTGATTGGCAACACCCTGCATTTCCAACCGCCGTCAGGTTCCGACGGGGCGGTCACGCTGAGCGCCAGTTCGGTCACGGATCTTCGGCTCGAGCGCGCACTCACGTTGGCTCGCGATCTCGAGGTGACCGTCAAGAGCTGGAACAGTCGGCAGCAAAGCGCTTTCACTCAGACAGCTCGCGCTACTGGGCGCAGCGGCCCGACGCAAGGGAGAGGAGACGCCCCACAGCGCTACGTGTACGTGCGGCCGAACCTCACGTCGGACCAAGCTCTGAAGCTCGCACAACAGAAGCTTGCCGAATTGACGCGACATCAACGAGTAATCAGTCTCACGATGCCTGGAGAACTTGCCCTGACACCTCGGAGCGTCGTTATGCTGGACGGCACAGGAACGGACTTCGACCAGTCGTACTTCGTGGACAGTATTGAGCGGCGTCTACACGTCGAAACTGGTTTCACGCAGCACCTGCGCTGCAAGAACATGCAAACCGGCTCTCAGGCTACGCCTCCCGCCGACATCGTGGCTGCCGTGACCGGCTGAAGAAAATTGCGGCCGAACGACACAAGCCCACTAATTTGCACGCCAGGGCTAAACATGGAACGATTCCTTAACGCACTTAAGGCGCATGCCGGCGCACTTGACCAATCCGTCGGACAACCGCGTTTCGGGATCGTGACATCGGTGGACCCTTCCTCTGCGACGGCGCGGGTGCAATTGCAGCCTGAAGGTGTACTGACCGGATGGCTTCCAGTGCTCTCCGCATGGGTCGGTGCTGGATGGGGGATGGTCTGCCCGCCGTCGCCGGGGGATCAGGTGCTGGTGCTGGCCCAGGAGGGCGACGCCGAGCACGGGATTGTAGTGGGTCGTGCCTTCAGCGACACGCAGCGGCCGCCGGCTGCTCCGCCGGGCGAGCTTTGGATGATGCACAAGAGCGGCAGCTTTCTAAAGCTCACGAATGACGGAACGGTGCAGATCCAGGGAGACCTGCGCGTCAACGGTGACGTCTATGATCGCCGCGGCTCGCTTGATCGCCTACGACAACACTACGACGCTCATTCGCACGGCGGCGGCCCCGGACCTAGCCCACAAGACTAAGCGTAGGCGTACGTCCTTTCGGATTGCGCCCGGTCAGCGCGAACCAGGGGGCTACTCCATGCACCACCGCATTCCGGGACCGCAAACCCAGCTTGCGTTGAGCACCATCAGGGATTTGAGATGCCCGATCTTTCGCAGCAATGGGGTTCAGACCTCTTCACGGGTCCAACCGGGGATATCGCGACCGCATCAGGCCCCGCGCTTGGACAACAGCGACTCTTACGAAGACTTCTGACCAATCCTGGCGAATACATTTGGCACCCGACATATGGCGCCGGTCTTGCCCAGTTCATCGGCGAGCCTGCGGACCCGTTGCGGATCAGCGCCGTCATACGGAGTCAAATGTTCAAGGAATCGGCCGTCGCGCGCAGCCCCGAACCGGTCATTGACGTGCAGCCATCGCCGACCGGTTCCTCAGGTACTGTCTACGTCCACATAAGATACGTCGATGCGCCGAGCGGACAAACACAGGTTCTTTCGCTTCCGGTAGGGTCTTAATGCAACTCTCCCTGCAGAACTTTGCCTCGCTCGTGCAGACGATGGCTGCCGGCGTGCAAGCCGCTTCTCGCCAACTGATAGATCTCACGGCAGGCTCCGTCTTGCGTGCTGTTCTCGAAGCGAACGCTTCGGTCGCGCTTTGGATGCAGTGGCTAATCCTCCAAGTGTTGCAGACCACGCGTGCGGCGACGAGTAGCGCGGGAGATCTAGACAGCTGGATGGCAGACTTCACCGTGACCAGACTCCCCTCGACGAGCGCTTCCGGAGTGGTTACTTTCTCTCGCTTTACGGCTCTGGCTGCTGCTCTGGTCCCGGTGGGCGCCTTAGTCCGGACCGCCGACGGTACTCAGACGTTCGTGGTCGTTCCCAGCTCAGGTAACCCAGCCTACTCGCCTCCGCGAAACGGCTATGTGCTGGCACTCGGCGTCGCCGCACTGGACGTGCCGGTTCAGGCTCAAACCGCAGGTTCTGCCGGGAATGTGCTGCCAGGCAGCGTAACCTTGCTCGCGACGGCAATGCCGGGCATCGACGCGGTCTTCAATCCCGCTCCATTCCAGAACGGCGTCGACCCCGAGTCGGACGACGCGTTCCGGAACCGATTTACGAATTATCTAGACAGTCGCTCGCGAGCGACCCCTCTCGCCATTGGTTACGCCATCAAGTCGATCCAGCAGGGATTGCAGTACACGATCCTCGAAAATTCGGACGCATCAGGCTCATGGCGACCGGGCAGCTTCGTTGTGACCGTCGATGACGGGTCGGGCACTCCCTCGACAAGTCTTCTAGCGACGGCCGCCAATGCGGTCGAGAGCGTGAGACCGGTGGGCGTCATTTACACGATCCAACCACCCGTAATCGTAAGCGTTACGATTTCGGCGGCGCTCACGGTTGCATCTTCAGTCCAGAAGTCGATAGTTGCTGCCAACGTGTCGAGCGCGATTACTGCATTTGTCGACACTCTTCCGATCGGAGCTCCGCTTCCAGTTACACGCATATCGCAGGTCGCCTACGCGGCGGACCCTGCCGTGGTGAACGTCTCACAAGTGCTGATCAACGGTGCAAGTGCGGATGTAATCCCGTCTGCAACCAGCGTGGTCAAGGTCAGTCTAGTAACCGTGAGTTGAGGGCTGGCCATGACCGGTGATCAAGACGATATGCTGCGGCGGCTGAAGGCGGTCCTACCGTTACGCTGGTTCGGCGACATCACGCCCGTTCTCGACGCGCTTCTCGGAGGTCTCGCGGCAGGATGGTGCTGGGTCTTCGGACTGTTGTCGTTCTGCATCGCACAGACGCGCATTGCGACCGCAACTGGACTCTGGCTTGATCTCGTTGCCCGGGACTTGTTCGGCGATCGCCTCAAGCGCCGGGTCGGTCAGTCGGATGCGGCTCTACGCGCACGTATCGGACAAGAACTGTTCCGGGAACGGGGCACGCGGGGCGCCGTCGTTGCTTTACTAACTGATCTCACTGGCCGAATCCCCATCGTATTCGAGCCGGCTCGGACGAACGACACCGGAGGTTGGGGCGCGGCGATGGGTTACGGCCTGGCGGGCGGCTGGGGCAATCTTAGTCTCCCGTTCCAGTGCTTTATCACACTCTCTCGCCCCCTTGGAAACGGCATCGCTCAAGTTGCCGGTTGGGGCAGCCCGGGCGGCGGTTACGGCGTCGGTTGCATCGAGTACGGAAGCCTCGAGATGTCGCAAGGCCAAGTGACCGACGCGGACATCTACGAGGCGATCACGAGCGTGCTCCCCGTCGCCTGCACGGCCTGGACTCGCATCACCAACTGATTCGACCTCTCGGGAACAATTATGGACAGGAATCTGGTATATCCGGGCAGCATCCCGCTCGACTCGGATCTGCTCTCAGTCAGCCGCAATACAATGATCGCGATCGGTGCCATCGCGCAGGCAGTCCTTGGAACAGGAACGCTTGTCGACGGGCTTGCCTGCACGCCAACCTCTCCGGCTTCAATGAGCATCACAGTGGCCCCCGGCACCATCTCGCAATTGACGGTGGTCGATACACTGCCCTTCGGATCCCTCCCCGCGGATACAGCCGATCCGCTGGTCAAAATGGGGGTCAACCTGTCACCGACACCTTTCACGCTGGTTGCGCCTACGGTCTCAGGCCAAGCGGTAAACTATCTCATTCAAGCGGCACTGCAGGAGAGCGACGTAAGCCCTGTCGTGCTGCCTTACTACAATGCCGCAAATCCGACACAGCCTTTCAGCGGGCCGGGCAACACGGGAGTTGCACAGAACACTCAACGAAACCAGCGCGTTCAACTGCAGCTGAAGGCCGGAGCACCAGCTTCAAGTGGCTCGCAGACGAGTCCTCCTGTCGATAATGGTTGGGTGGGCCTCTACGTCATCACGGTTGGCTATGGGCAGACTTCGGTGGTTGCCGGCAACATCGCCACGCTGGCGGGTGCACCGTTCCTGTCATTTAAGTTGCCGACGTTGCGACCCGGCTTCGGTTCCGGTTCGCAGGGGTTCCAAACCTCTGGCAATTTCGTCGTGCCCAGCGGCGTCACGGCCGTGGAAGTCGAAGTCTGGGGGGGTGGTTCCGGTAGCTACGCGTCTGTTTCAAACGTGCCGAGTGGGGGTGGAGCTGGAGGGGGCTATGCGCGTAGGCGGATAGCGGGGTTGACCCCCGGACAAACGATTGCGGTGACCGTCGGGCCCGGTGGGGTGGGCGGCAACACCGCCGGGGGAATGCCGGGTGCCGGAGCTACGTCCAGCTTCGGGCCGTACGTCAGCGCAACGGGTGGCAGCCTGAACCCGCTATCTACCCTCTCCTACCCCCTGAACGGCGCAACCCCGGGCGGTAACGGCGTCGGCGGCGATCTAAACGTTCCGGGGTCCGCAGGCCAAGCCGGTATCTTGACCGCTGGCGGTCTCGGCGGCGGGACTGCACTGGGAGGAATGCAAAACAGCGGGTCGACCGGGGTGGCAGGGCTCTTCCCAGGCGGCGGCGCTTCAGGCGCGGGCACCGGTTCGTCAGGCACGACGGCCTACAACGGTGCGTCCGGCGCAAGCGGTTTCATAATGGCACGGTGGTAAACCATGACAACTAGGAGATTTGCGCGGATTCAAGATAGTTGCGTGGTGGGAATCTTTTCAACCCGCGACAGATTGGAGATGCTGTTCAATCCAGCTTTGATCTGGGTCGACGTGACAGATCGAACCGATGTCGCGGAGGGCTGGCTCTATGAGGGCGGTAGCTTTGCCGCTCCTCTTCCACCCACTACGCCCGCCGCGCCCGACGCGCCATCACTCGCCCATTTACAGGAGCAACTACGCTCTCTCACCGCGCAATTGGCAGCTCTCGGCTACGGCTGAGCCGCGATGTCCATTGATCGGAATGACCGGGGTGGCCGCTTCGCACAGCAGGCCAAGTGCGAAACTCACTCGGCGAAACGGTCGTCTTATCTGTACTCAACGTTCCACCGAACTGACGAGAGGCGAACATGGCGACAACGGCCAGTTATGTCTGGCGACCGAGCACCGTCCGAGTAGTGGTGCTAGACACGTTCGTTCCAGTGCCACGCGGAGCGGCTGTCGGACCGCCGTTGCCGCTTACTTGGGCAACCAAAGATCCGGGAGACGTGCTCGACTACACGATCGACTTCTCCCCGGCCTTTGTCGGCAACCAGGGTGACGTCATCGCTGATCTCGACGTCGCAATCAGCCCGGCACAGCCAGGAATCGCTCTTGGAGCTTTTTCAAGCATGCCGACCATCGACCAGCTCGCTCCAGCCTTCGCAGCTTCCGATGCTGACGAGCTGTTGATTAACCAGAACGGGGTTTCTCGGAAAATCAGCCGGGCACTCCTCATTGCCGGGCTGCAGCCCCAGATCGCGGCTGCTTCGGGCACGCTTCTCGGCAATCCAGGGCCAGGTTTCGGCGCGCCATCGTCCATTGCCGTGGGCGACAATCTGACGTTACACGGAGGGAAGCTCTCGGCGACCGCAGTTCCCTACGTTGTCGCCTCGCTGCCGTCAGGAACAGTGCCGGCGGCGGACGACATGGTTCCTCTCGGGCAGGGCGGAGCGAACGCGGCAGTCACCTACTCGCAATTCATGAGTGGTATAGCGGAGGTGAACAATGTCGATATTTCGAAGCTAAGCGTCACCCCAACAGGCTCGGGCACTCCGCTTAAAATCGGGGATCTCGCAGCCACGACAGCCCTGACTACGGGCAGCACCATGACGGGCCCGCTCGTCCTGTCGGCAACTCCGTCACTCCCGCTCCACGCCGCAACGAAGCAATACGTGGACGCGGGCGACGCGGCCGCATTGCCGACCACTGGAGGAGTGCTGAGCGGCCCTCTCACGCTCTCCGGCAGTCCGACCCTTTCGCTTCACGCCGCCACGAAGATCTACGTGGACGGCCAAACGAGTACGCTGCTGCCAAAAAGTGGAGGCATGCTGAGTGGGGCGTTGACTCTCGCCGGCGATCCCGCTCAGCCCATGGATGCTACGACGAGGCGCTATACTGACGCAGGGGATGCCTCAAACGCATCGGCGATAGCTCTGGAAGCGTCAGCACGGACATCGGCCATGGGCGCGGTCCAGACCACCGCGGCGTCGGCTCAGTCGGCGGCGACGACGGCACAAGCGAATGCAGCCGCCGCACAAACAACAGCCGGTGCGGCTTTGGCGAACGCTGCAGCGGCCCAAAGCCTGGCGAATGCCGCCCTTCCGTCGACAGGGGGCACATTGACGGGCGATCTGTCCGTCACGACAAGCCACGTCTACGCCGGAGCGGACGACTTCGCTGCCGTGCGGGCTCAAGGTCGTCCGGCCGACGGAAAGGCAATGCTTTACGTCAACAAAATCGGGTCGTCGGCAACCGACGCCAATCTGATATCGTCCTACTATTACGTAAACGACACCGGCGGCTCGGGTTCGCCACGACTGGTGAACAATTTTCAGGCAAACGTTGTAAGCACTCCCGTGTCGGGGATGTGGTTGACCCATCTGGGGATTACCTCGTCTGCAGTTGGAGGTAACCAGGGCCAGAACGGACACCTCGCTGCGGATCTGCAAGCCATTCGCGACGGAGCCACTCCCATAGGGAACACGACCGTGCAAACGAGTCTGGCTTCGTCCAGTCCGAACTTGGCCGTCATCAACCTTGCAAACTTCAGCCAAGCTCCGATAACGAGCGGCGCCAGTGCTGGCAAGCTCACGAGCCTAGTGAACGCCACCGCAATAGCCACGGTTACCACCGCTTCCGCCCAGACCGGCACCATCAATGCTGTCCTTCAAGTCGCATCTACGGTCGGCATTCTCCCTGGCATGTTCTGCTGGGGCACAAACATTGCCGCGTACGTCGTCTCGACATCGGCCAACACGATCACGCTCTCGAGTGGACTCTTGGGTGCTCTATCCAGCGGGACGACGGTCAACGCAGGCTGGGCTCTCCTGGTGAAGGTCGGCCGCCATTTCTATCATTTGGTTGCTGTCTCGGGTACTGCCGGCGTTGGCACAATGACCTTCGCCGAGCCCGTCACGACCACGGATGCAGTTGCGGGTAATCTCGTGACTGCGGCCCAAGGTGGCGCGCCGTTGTGGTCGTTTGTGGCGGAGATCCAGGATCACACAAATCTTCCATCGAGCGCCGCCGGTTTTTGTCAGATCGGGGAACTTGACCTTTCAGGGAACGGCGATGATGACGGCGGAAACGCGCTGGTTTACAACCCGGCTTCCGGAACAAACTTGCCCCAGGGCGGCCGTTGCTTCCTTTCGTTTGTAGCGAGTAAGTTCAACCTGACCGGTCCGGACTTCGTGATGAATAACGGGCTGGCATTCACGACGATTCCGGGCGCCTCGATCAACTCGGTCCTGTTCCCAAATGTCACGTTCAATGCCGCGGTGCTGGACACTCGTTACGCGGTCGCGTCCTCGATCAACGCCAACGCGATCTGGCTCGCCGATCGGCATCGACTAGCCTTCAGCACCGATGGAAGCGCCAACATCGCTTACGATCCGGGCACGTCAGCTCTAAACATAAATGGCCAGGTTCGTTTCGCCGCTCCTCCCGTGATGCCCGGCTACACCGTTTCCACGCTGCCGCAATCACCCACGCCGGGTGCCAAGGCCTATGCGTCGAACGGTCGGAAAGCAGGTGAGCTTGCCGGCGCCGGCACTGGCGTTGAGGTCTTTGCCGACGGGCTTGGCCGCTGGATCTCCGTCTTGAGTGGCACGCAAGTTCAGGCCTGACGGCCCACTGCTCGACGCCATCGAGGATCAGCACATGCCGACAATTCCCCAGCTGCCCGTAGCAGGTCAGGTCACTGCGACAGACGAACTTCCCATTAGCCAAAATGGAGTCACTCGCGAGGTAAAGGTGGGTGACTTGCTGGCCGGCCTGCAGCCCGCGATTGCTATCCCAACCGGAGCAATCCTTGGTCGCGTCAGCATCGGCCCGGGGGGCCCGGAAGCGGTTGCCACGGGTCTTGGACTCGCGTTGAACGACGGCGCGCTTGGCGCTACAGGCATGGACCACGCCAGCTTCCCGCTTCAGACTACTCTATCTCCGACCGACGAGTTCGTGCTGAACAGTGTGGACGGTCCCGGTCGGATGCCGCTCGCTCAGCTTCGTGGTCTGTTCTCGGCTGGAGAGAACATATCCATCGATGTCGGGGGAACGATCTCCGCCGCGGCCGGGGGCGGGGCAGGCGTGCCCGGACCGCAAGGCCCGATTGGAGTGCAAGGGCGGCAGGGGCCAACAGGGCTAGCCGGCCCCCCAGGTGTCGCGGGGCCGTCTGGAGCCGCCGGCCCGGATGGACCAACCGGACCTGCCGGGCCAATTGGTCCTGCAGGTCCTCCGGACAGTCCGGGGGTTCCAGGCCCGCCCGGGCCGATTGGTTTGGCTGGCCCTGCCGGGACGATGGGACCGATCGGCCTTCCCGGTCCTGCTGGCGCTTCCGGTCCGGCCGGCCCTGCAGGACCACAGGGCGCGACTGGTCCGGCCGGCGCTGCCGGGCCGCAGGGCGCGATTGGGCCTGCCGGAATGACGGGTGCGACCGGCCCTGTGGGAGTGGCTGGCCAGGGGGGGCCTGCCGGAATGACGGGTGCGGTCGGTCCTGCTGGTCCCGCCGGTTCTGCAGGCCCTCCTGGGCCCATCGGTCCGGCCGGCTCTTCGGTCAAGATCACAGGTGCGCCGGTTGTAGGCGGGATCAGTGCGAGCGATCTCGTCGGCATTAGTCAGGGGGGAACGGACCGCGCAATCTCCTATCAGAATTTCCTCAGCGGTCGGCTTATTACGGACCAACCTCCAAACGCCGCAACCATCAGCGATTCGGATTCTTTCTGGCTTGGTCAGGGAAGCTCCACAATGGTGGTGGGCACCCTGCAAAAAGTTGCGGACTATCTAATACCAACCGGCAAGTGA